AGAACAGGTAAGCCATGTGGTGCAGGAGGAAAGAATGAATACTGTAGACCAACTGCACGAGTGTCTTCAAAGACACCAAAGACCAAGAGTGAAATCAGCCCTTCCAAATTATCTGCTAAGAAAGCAGAAAAGTCTAGAGTAGGAATGGGCAATAGAGTGTCAAAAGTTTAATTATATTTGTATAATGAAGAGCAAAGGACTAGGTGACACTATCGAAAAGGTCACAAAAGCTACAGGCATTAAAAAAGTTGTTGACGCAGTTAGCGAAGCTACAGGAAAAGATTGTGGTTGCAAAGCACGCAGAGACGCATTAAATAGAGTCTTCCCTTATAAAAATTAAAGATATGTCAGTTTTTAAATCACAATTCTCAAGAGCGTTAGAGGTTATCAAAAGTGATAACGCAAATATTCCTTACCCTGCGGTAAGTTCTAGCGGAACAAACACTTCTGTAACTGTGGCTTCTCTTGTTGATTCTGCAGCTACTTTTGTTACAAACAATGTAGCAACAGGTGATATTGTCTACAACACAACTGATGGTACTGCCGCAACTGTTCTTGTTGTTGTAAGTCAAACAACTCTATTGTTGAATGCAGACATTTTTACTGCAACAAGCAAAGACTATGTAGTCTATACTGCAAGCGCTCAGACATCAAATGGTAATCCGGGATGCTTCTTATATGTTGGAGGTGCAGGAAACGTAAAAGTTACTACTATTTGTGGAGACATTGTTACATTTAGTGCAGCAGCAGTTGGATTTGTATTACCTGTTCAGGTGATTAAGCTTCACGCAACAGGAACTTCTGCAACACTTATTGACGCTCTTTGGTAAGATGGCAAAGGCTAAGATTTCAATCGCATCTACATACGTTAAGAAGTTTAATAGTAGAGGCGTAGCTGCCAAGACAAAGACTAGCACTAGCAAAGGAAGCAAGCTTTATAAGAAGCCATATAAAGGCCAAGGACGATGAAATATTTACACTACATATTTGCATCGCTCCTGCTGCTGTTCGCTCCAATATACGGCTTATTAATAGCCGTAGCGGCTTCTATTATTCTTGATACCATTACAGGGATATTCAAGTCAATAAAGTTAAATGGGTTTAAAAGTATAAGAAGCAGAAAGCTTTCCAATATTGTGAGTAAAATGTTGCTGTATGAAGTCTGTGTCCTGTTTTTATTTTTGATGGACAAGTACTTATTGAATGAGTTTGTTGTACGCTCATTTGGAATTGAGTTTATGTTTACCAAAATCTGTGCAATTGTATTAATCTTTATCGAGCTTGTTTCAATCAAGGAGAATATTGAAGATGCATTCAAGATTGAGATTTGGCCAATGATTAAAAAATTATTGAGCAGAGCAAAAGAATTTAAGTCAGACATTGACGAGATAAAATGAAAACATCAAAGAGTTTATTCTTAATACTTCTTATCGTTTTTTTTTATTCATGCTCAACTAAAAAGGTAGTTACCTCTAAGGATACTAGTGAGATAAAAACTGATAGCACCTACAAAGAGAAGAAGGATAGCATTTCAGTAATTCAAAACTCAATCGAAATAAACGAAAAACTTTTTGAGATTCAGATTGACCCTGTTGATGTGTTAAAGCCTATTATCATTGATGGGGTTAAGTACGAGAACGCTTCATTAAAGATTAAAAAATCCGACAAATCAATTATTGATAGCACAAAGACTATTGTTCTAGAATCATCAGAACAAAATGTAGAGCTAAAAAAAGAAACATCAATTGAAAAATTTGATAGGTCGTTAGAAAAAAAATCAAATAATTCTGTATATTTTTGGCTGTTGCCACTTCTGCTTTTATTAGCGGTGGCCTATAAGCTTAGGAGATTATTACCAAATCCATATTCAATTATTAGCTATATTTGTCGAACACTTAAAATCAAATGAAATGAAAAATCAAGAAAAAGAAGTCGTAGCAAAATTGACAGCTGAGGAATTAGACTTCATTAAGAACGGCTCTACGGAGTACAACAAGATTAAGCTTGGCCTTGGTGAGCTTGAGTTGCAAAAGCAAGGATTGATTAGTCAGGCAGAAAAAATTAGAGAGGCTTTCTCAAACAATGAGCAGTTTCTTATTCAGAAATACGGAGAGAACTCTGTAATCAATATGCAAACAGGTGAGGTGACTCAAAAAGAAAAATAGATGTTATGTCAAAGATAAATGATTATACCGTAGTTAGCGCTCCTGCATTAGATGATAAGTTAATCGGAACAAGAACAGGAGGAACTCCTGATAATGCCACGTTTAATTTTACCCCGGCATTACTGTTGGCATTGTATCAGGCTAATTTAAGCGCAGGTGCAATGGTGATAGCCAACGTACCTGTATATGCAGATAATGCAGCAGCAGTGGCGGCAGGCCTTGCTATCGGTAAACTTTACAGAACAGGAGATATATTGAAGATAGTACACGTTTAAAACTTATAGCTGATGTCAAAGATTAGTACATACGAAGTAGTACCTATCCCGAAATTAGCAGACAGGTTAATCGGAACAAGTGTTGGAGGAGAGCCTGAGGACTTAACTTACAATTTTACTTTAGGAGAGTTATTAAATTTATTTATTCCTAACATACCTGCAAACACATTGCAGGGTGTTTTGGATTATGGCAATACGGCAACGCAGAATATTAATCTGACAGGAACTGTAAACACCACCAATCTTACTGTATCGGCTACGGCCACTATTTTAAACAGTAATTTAACGGGCCAAACTCGTATTACGGGAGGGCTATATGACAGGTTAAACTCTATTGGAACAGCAGGTCAGGTGCTAACAAGTACCGGTACTAAGGTAGAGTGGTACACTATTCCAACTATCATCCCAACATTACAGCAGGTACTTGCTTCAGGCAATACTGCTGACATCAACATTATATTAACATCTAGCCTTACAGCGAATACTGTAACAGCGGCTAGTGTTGTGGCAAACACTAACCTTAGCGTTGGTGGTACTTTAAGAGATGGCACCGCAGCAGTAGGAGGTGCAGGTCAAGTATTGTCATCAACGGGCTCAGGAGTGAGATGGGTTGATATGCCTGTATATACTGCTACGTCTCCTCTAAGTATTAATAGCATTACAAGAGTAATCTCAATTCAAAAGGCAGGCAGTACTCAGGATGGATATTTGTCAAGTGCAGATTGGATTACTTTTGACGGCAAACAAGATGGGATTCTTTTAACTACTATAGGTTCAAGTGGTCCATCTACTCTTGTAGGCACAACAATTAATGTTCCTAACTATACGTTAGCAGGACTTGGTGGTGTGCCACAGACAAGAACTCTCACTATCAATGGAGAAACTTATAACCTATCAGCAGATAGGTCTTGGACAATTGCGGCAGGTGTTGCGTCTGTTTCTGCAACAGCACCATTATCTTCTACGGGAGGAGCAAATCCTGTAATATCAATACAGCAGGCGGACAGTAGTTTAGATGGATATTTATCTTCAGAAGATTGGTTGGAATTTAATGATAAGCAAGATTATTTAGGGGGCACCGGGTTAGTTAAATCTGTTGCCGGAACTATTTCATATATTACTGATAACTCAGCTAATTGGAACACAGCATATAATGATTCAATTGTAAGTGCTGCAGTTACGGGTACAACAACAAAGCTATTAACGCTTAATCAACAAGATGGCGGTACAATTACTGCAAGTTGGTCTGACATTGATACAGGGCTAACATCGGTAGGAGTAAGTATGCCTAGTGCATTTAGTGTTTCTAATTCACCATTGACTTCAAATGGCACGATAGCTATTACGGGGTCAGGTACAACGCTTCAGTACATTGATGGAACAGGAGCATTACAGACATTTCCTTCTTTAACAGGATACGTACCATATACAGGCGCAACTGCTAATGTTAACTTGGGTACATACAGCTTAACAGCTACTTCGTTAATTAAAAATGGTGGTACATCAGCTCAATTTTTAAAAGCTGATGGTAGTATTGATTCAAGTGCATACATAGTACTAGGCTCACTTAGTGCTACTGCGCCATTGTCATATAATAATACGACAGGTGCATTTAGTATTTCCCAATCAGGGGCGGCAACTAATGGGTTTCTTTCTTCAATTGATTGGAACACATTTAATAATAAACAAGGAGCGTTAACGCTTACTACTACAGGAACTAGTGGTGCTTCTACTTTAATAGGCAACACTTTAAATATTCCTAACTATGCTCCTGATTTAAGTGGATACGTAACATTAGCCACCGACCAAACGATAACAGGTCTTAAGACCATTCTTAGAGGTGGTGACGTATTAAGCTTTAAGATTGGCACAGATACTCTTTACGGTCTAAAGATAGCTTACAATCAAAATGAGTTAGTGCCAAGTGGTGAGGCTACATGGAGCTTTGTCAATACTTTTAATAGAAACGGTAGCGGCTTTGAAACAACTCCATTGTCATTCTTTAGAGGTGTTCTTGTTACAGGAGAAAGGCTTCTAAGTGCGTCTGTAAATGCGAACTTGCTTGATTACTATGGAAATAATCCAACAGGTAGATATCCTGTGTATGCTTACAATACAGGCGTACAGCAGTTTTCAGATAGTATCCTTGTCGGTTATAATACAGGAGTTGTTAATGCTGTAACAGGAGCTATTGCTAGTTTACCATCAGGGGTTGTTGCTAATTTTAATGGAAGAGTTATTGGTAGCAATGCAGTTAACTCAAATGAGTTTGCTACATTAAGTCAACTTACAGGAGGGACAGTTACTTCGGTAGGTCTTAGTATGCCTGCTGCATTTACTGTATCGAACAGTCCTGTCACGAGTTCGGGTACACTCACTGTTGTCGGGGCAGGTAATGCTACTCAATATGTTCGTGGTGATGGCGCTTTGGCTACACTACCTACAGGTGGCGGAGGCGGAGGAGCTTCTGTTAATTATTATTTGAATGGCTCTGTTAACCAAGGAACTATTGGTGGGGTGACTTATTTTGAAATGAATAGGACTCCAATTATTGGGACAGGCACTGACTTTACTAGAAATACAAATGGTTATATTGCATCGTTTTTAACTGATGCAGGTGACCCTGCATTATTATCTATTCCTGCGGGTAATTGGAATTTTGAAACATACTTTAATGCATCAAGTGGTGGTGGAAGTCCAACTTTCTATATTGAGTTGTATAAGTATGATGGCACTACATTTACGCTTATTGCATCGAATAGCGGTTCGCCTAAGTTGATTAACGATGGAACAAGCATAGAGGCTTATTATAGTGCTTTAGCAGTTCCACAGACTACTTTGACTTTAACGGATAGATTGGCTATACGTATTTATGTCAATACATCAGGAAGAACAATTACTTTACACACCGAGAATGGTCACCTATGTGAGGTTATTACAACTTTTACTACAGGATTATCTGCATTGAATGGGTTGACCGCTCAGGTTCAATACTTTGCTACAGGCACAAGTGGGGCTGACTTTAATATTTTAAGTGCAGTTGATACACATACCTTTAATCTCCCTACAGCATCAGCTGTGAATAGGGGTGCTTTGAGTAGTGCTGATTGGACTACGTTTAACAACAAACAGGCTACAATAAGCTTGACTACTACAGGAAGCAGTGGCTCATCAACATTTATATCTAACGTGTTGAATGTGCCTACCTACACATTGAGTGGATTAGGTGGCGTTCCTACTAGCAGAACGATTACAATTAATGGTACAACTCAAGATTTATCTGATAACCGTACGTATAGCGTAGGAACCGTTACAAGCGTTGCTGCTTTGACTTTAGGAACAAGTGGTACTGACCTATCATCTTCAGTTGCGAATGGCACTACGACCCCTGTAATCACCTTAAACGTACCTACAGCGTCAGCTACTAATAGAGGTGCATTAAGTGCAGCTGATTGGAGTACATTTAATAGCAAGCAGAACACAATTACACTTACCACTACAGGCACTAGTGGAGCGGCTACATTGATAGGTGCTACATTAAACATTCCTCAGTATCAAGCAGCAGGAACTTATGTAACCGCGGTAACTGCGTCAAGTCCGTTAGCGTCTAGCGGAGGAACTACGCCAAATATTACAATACAACAAGCAAGCGGCTCACAAAATGGATTCCTTTCTAGTACTGATTGGACTACGTTCAATAGTAAGCAGAATGCTTTAACTAACCCTGTTACAGGAACAGGAACGACTAACTACTTACCTAAGTTTACAGGAAGTACAACTGTTGGGAATAGTCAAGTCTTTGACAATGGTACAAACGTAGGCATCGGCACGGCTAGTCCCGGGGCTAAATTAGAAATAAAACAAACTTCAAACGAAGTACCATTTATAATTGATTCAAGTAGTGATTCAAATGCAGCTTATACTCAATACCAAGTCAATAATAGTTCAGGATGGGAAACAGGTATGGCTAGGGCTGCCGATAGTTATAGTTACCTTTTTTCTTATGGTTCTTTTGGAACATCAAATACAAAGCTAGCAATAACAAACGCAGGATACCTAGTTCTTGGTGCGGCTTCATCTGTATATGGTCAAGCAGGAAGAGGTACTTTTGAAATGAATGGTTCAGCTGACAATATTCTAGCAATGAGAATAGGTGGAAGCTTATCAGGATATTTATATACAAATTCCTCAGCAATGGAATTGTATTCAACTACTGTTTTGCAATTATCAACTGCCGGCTCAATTAGGGCAACTATTACCACAGGAGGGAATGTGCTGATTGGGACGACAACGGATATCGGTCAACGTTTGCAGGTTAGTGGTGGTTATATTACTCAAGTTGATGGTGGAGTAAGAACTTTTCTTGGCTATGATGGTAGCGGCTCACTTGTTGGAACTACAACAAACCATTACTTTAGATTTATTACCAACGACACCGAAAGAATGCGCATCACTTCGGGAGGCAATGTCGGTATAGGCACGGCTAGTCCAAGTGTTAAATTAGATGTCAATGGTAAAATTTACAGTTCTACTGAAGTACAAGCAAATAACGCAGTAATTAATACCACAGGTGGATATGCAACTTTTGGTTCAAACTCAAGTGTAGTTGGAGTAAGAGTTGGTAGAGATGCTTCTTTGAATGACATTATAATTAATCCTAGTGGGAATGTCACAATTGGTTCAACCACAGACGCAGGATTTAAGCTAGATGTCAACGGAACAGGAAGGTTTAGTGGTGGTTTAACTACAAATGGAACAAGACCTATTGTTCTTAATGCAGGTAGTGGAAATGTAAATATTCAAGGTGAAACAGGTGGATGGGCAGTTCAATATGGGTTTTCAGGAAATGCAGGAACAAATAGAGGAGGATTTGGAGCATTAGGAGGTACTAATGATTTAACTTATTGGTTTATAGGTAAAGCGTATAATGACAATGCTTTATCATTAGATTTCTCCTCAGGCGCAGCTACCTTCTCAAGTAGTGTGACGGCTAGCGGATTAATTAATACTACAGTTGGAAATGGTTTAATAGTTGGTGGAACAGGATTTGCTTTCGCACCATCATCAACAAGGGGTTCACTTCAAATAGTAGGCTCCTCAGATAGGGTTTTGGCATTTGGAAGTAACGGAGCTCAAGATGCATATATTTACAGTGCATCATCAATTACTCAAATAGTTACAACTCCTAGTTTTTCTTTAGTTGTTGGAGGGTTAGAAAGATTTAATATCTCAGCCTCCACAGGCGCGGCTACCTTCTCAAATAAAGTTGGTGTTGGTGGTGCATCTGCTACTTATCCAATAACCGTTTACAATGCAAGTAATGGAACTACTGCTGCTTTTGGAGGTACTGCAAGGGGAATAAGAATAGATAACGATGGAACATTTAGCTCAGGTCGTTCTACAATTTATGGAGTTGATAGTTCATTTTATGGTAGTTATCAACCTTTAAGTATTGAAGCGCAAAGTTTAGCCCTTAATGCTGCTACAGGAGGCTACGTAGGTATAGGAACGGCTAGTCCAACTGAAATTCTGCATTTAAACAAAACAAGTGGGACGGGAACTTTTATACGTTTTCAAGATACAGCCGGAGGCGGAACTTATATAGGTGGTAGAAGTGAAAACATGGAATTGTACGCAGGAAATACTGAAAGAATGCGCATCACTTCAGCAGGAAACATAGGTATTGGCACGTCTAGTCCTGATAGTAAG